GGGTGAGAGACCTGGTTAGCACAAAGGTGAGTAAAAATCCTTCTTAACCTTACACGGTTGTCTCGCTGAAATCTACTCACCTAAACCTGCGTGAACTGTATGAGGTTTACAGTAGGTTGTCTACCAATCTCTTCGCTCAACAAAGGGAGCCGAAGCTCCCGATGATTTACGCACTAACAAACAGACCTTTCTTAGATTCAAAGGCTGATTCCAACTGCGGCAAGAACGATGCGTCTGCATATCTTGCTTGAGATGGGATAAAGATATTATCTTTCACAGTCGCTGCTGTGTATAACATAACATAATCTTTACCGTTCTTATCTGTATTTACAGAGCCGATACGCTCTATCTTAAGGATATTTTCCATTATATAAGAATTTAGACCACTTTGCTTATGCACGGGGGTATGTTAACCGCAAAGATTACAGGGGGAGGTTTACACTAGGTGGTCTCTGTAAACATACCTAGGGGGGTTTTATATATAGGAATGCACCCCCAGGGAAACTTTTATTTTTATTTAATAGATGCGTGTGAGTAAGTATAACACTGGGTGCAACGAAAAGTTTAAAGGATATGCTGCTTTTCTCAGACGACTTGCTTTGCACGATCCAACAAGAGTGGTTACTTGAAGTTTAGCAGCTTACAGATCTGCGACTGAGGAAACAAAGATTATAAATAAATTTGACTTTACAAAAGGACCATGTCTTACATTATATAGAGACTTTATTTTATTTTTATTATATTTGATATATAAAATAGATATATTATGGGATATAATGAAATTAATGCGTTCGAGAATGAGATATTTGATCACGGACGTAAGTTAATGAAAGAAATAGAAAGTGCTGTAGTGTTGTTAAAAAAGAATGGGTTTGTAGTTTATGAAAATAACAAAAGAAGAGTTAAGTAAAAATTTTTTCAAGACTCATACTATACCCGATAGAGTAGACGAACAGATAACAGCAATAAAACTATTATTATCACAAGGTTACGGAGTGTTAGATTTACAAGGTCACGTCCTACACAGAGACACAATAGATAGAGATCTAGACAGCTATCACAATTCGAGACCCAGGTACGACTATGTCAATAGGTATCAAAGAAAGAAAAATGAAATATAGAGAAAGATCTAAATACTACACCAATAAGGCTGTCAGAAAGAAGATAGATAAAATTTTAAAACTCAATGCAACATACTGTGCTAACCTAGGAACTAAGACACCTATGGATTTAGGATCTAAGGAGGCTGTGGAGCTTAAATGGGTAGAGATGGCACAGGAGATATTTGATTTAGATCCAGAGTATTATGTTACCGTAATGAAGAACACAGACGGTAATATACTAAAACAAGTCACATTAATTGAGGATTAACAAAAAGTCTCTATAAATAGACTCACATCTCCGTCATCTTTTATTTCATACTTTTTATCCATACATTTGAGTAAAGTAACATAAATCAAATGGACGTAGTTAAACCAGGAGTAGAGTATAAAGCAACCGACTTCGCAGACAACAAAAAATTTCAAACAATTAAGTTTACCGAAAAGCTAGATGGTAAGTTCCAAGCAGGCACTACCAATGAGGAGATTATTAATATCCTAATAGATAGATTTTACAGTTTACAAAAAAAGAATTTTTCTGCTGAGAATCAATGTATAATACTTCTCCTTAAAAATGTTAGACAACTAGTTGCAAAACGACTGTCTAGAAAAATAGAAAAAGTTATAAAGTATAATGAAAGTACAGATACCAACAAGTAATGAAAGATTTCTACAGGATTATTTGAACACTGTAAATGGAATCTTAAAGCTTACAAAGACGGAAATAAAAGTTTGTGTGGAGCTCATTAAATTAGATTTAGAGGATCCTTGTTCTATAGAGAATAGAAAACAAGTTGCTAAAAATTTAAACTGGGGCAGACCTATACTTAACAATTCTATAAAAAGTTTAAAAGACAAAAAGGTCTTAGTTTATAACAAAGACAGTAAACCTAAGTACACCTTTCATCCTATAGTTTATAATTATAAAAATACCAATTCGGTTAATTTTGAATTTATAAAAGAGGATGGTGAAATACTTTATTGATGTTAGGGTAGCGGGGTTAGAACATGTGTATGCATTTGTTTCTATGCAAGAGGTACAGTTTCATAAAAGAGAAGCTTCTTTTGAATATGATATATTAGTTCCACTTGACTATGAAGATGTTTATATTGTTAGATGTTGGATTAATCCAGCAGATATTGTAAATTTAGGTTTAGATTAATGGCTAGAAAACTAGTAAGTACATATTATAAAAAAGTTAGAAAAAAAAGACCAGGTGTTCATTCTAAAAATAGATTTACTAAACAAGTAAATGGAAAATATTACGATGGACCAAAGTATAGAGGACAAGGCAGATAATAAAAGAAATGGCAAAGAATAAACTAAAACAAGAAATATATAAAGAAATAAAAGAGGAAATGGGTGGAGACTTGAATGAGATAGAAAGCATATGCGAATCTCAATTTCAGTTCTTAGCATATACGATGGGTAAAGGAGAGTTTGACGGAATAAGATTATCGTATTTTGGTAGATTCCATGTTAACCCAAAGAGACTTAAAAATTTAAATCATGAGGCTTTTCAAAGAAGACAATTTCAACATAGTGATTGAACCGGAAGCTAAGATCATTCCTGAATTTAAAAAAATAATAACCAGTGACAAAGACAGAAAAAAAAGAAATGCACATAAGCAACTATCCTACATTTACTTCATGTGCGACTATAGATCTCCCTATTCAATATACCCCGAAGAAGAGAGAAAGCAAAGACTCATCAAAGACTTACAATTTGACGAAGAGTCTCCAATCACCAAGTTGGTACAAATGGGCATGGACAAGTACAATGAACTTCAACGTACACCAACCATTACCAGTCTCAAAGCAATCAAAGAAGGACTCTTAACTTCTGGTAGAGTCATAAATGCATTACGATCACAAATAGAAAACTCTCTTGATCTTGTAGATGGAGAAGAGGATAAAAACATTGGTGACATAATGAAAGATGTTACTAGACTTCTAGAAGTATCTGAAAAAATACCTAAAGCAATAGATACTATAAATGCTTTAGAGGAAAAAGTTAAAAAAGAACAAGCTAACGAATCTAAGATACGTGGGGGTGGAACTAAAGGAATGTTTGAAGACTAATGGCAAAAATTAAATTTAATACTAACTCTAAACTTAAATGCATCTGTGGACATAATCTACGTATTACAGATGTTGGAGAAGACGGTATAAAGTTTGAGAAATTTTGCCCGCAGTGTGGTAGAACTACACACGTAGATGACAAAGGTACTGAGTCAGGAGGAGAATTTGAACCTTATGGAGCTGCACATTTTATTTACGATAAGGATGTAACTAAAAACTTTAGTGGAACAATAGAAAGAGAGAGTGATCTAAAAGGACTAAAAGGCTATTGTCATCATCAATATGAGAATGGTGAAAGTTTTTACTTAATTATATCTAGAATTGACGAAGATGGTAAAGTAGAAACTATAAAAAAAGACTACACACAAAAATAATGTTTGTAAACACAAGAGAATTTAGTAAAGAAGCACAAAGATTTCTAAGATTAGGCTACTATTGTGGGGATCCTCCTGGAAGTGCACCCTTTTATGAGTACTGGACAGAGCAATTAAGACGCTGTAAAGAAGGATACACCATAGGAGACACTAGAATTACTGGTCATCACTATTTTTATCTAAATTTTTGTAGAATAAAGCTAACTGAACAGGTAGGAGAGCGTAAAGCTGGTACAAAAACTGTCTCATTTCCTAACTTTTGGGACGGAGACTACCAATATTTCCATGCATTAGAGAGTGCTGCCTCTCAAGGACTGCATTTAATCGTAGCAAAAGCTAGACGTAAGGGATTTAGCTACAAAAATGCTGCCATTGCTGCTAATTTGTACAATACAACTAAAAATTCTTACACATTGTTGTGTGCTCATGACAAAAAATACCTATATCCTAAAGGAATTATGACAATGGTCACTGATTACATGAATTTTATAAATGAACACACAGGATGGCAGAAGAGGAGACAGGTTGTAGACAAAATTAATCATAAAAGAGCTAGTTATTTACAATATATCAACAAGCAAGCCATAGAAAAAGGATATAAGTCAGAAGTAGAAGCAATTACATTTAAGGATAATCCAGATGCTGCAAGAGGTAAAGATGCATCACTAGTTATATTCGAAGAGTGCGGTGCATTTAATAATTTAAAAGCATCATACTTAGCAACACGTCCTTGTGTAGAAGATGGAGGAGTAGTAACCGGACAGATAGTTTTATTTGGTACAGGTGGAGACATGCAAGGAGGAACAATTGACTTTGAATCTATGTTTTATAATCCTGAAGCTTATGATCTATATGCATTTGACAATGTATGGGATGAAGGTGGAGAAGGAAGTACATGTGGTTTTTTCTTTCCATCTTTTCAAAACAAAATAGGTTATATGGATCAAGATGGTAACTCTCTTGATAAAGCAGCTAAGCAAATAGAAGAGGCTAAAAGAGAACAACTCAAAAAGGAAGCCAAAGATGCAAACACATTAGATAAATATGTTACTGAGTATCCTTGGATGCCTAGAGAAGCTTTTTTACAACAAAGAGGTAACATGTTTCCTGGTGGTGCTCTTATAGCTTGGCGTAACGAGCTTATGCGTACATCC